GGCTGCACAAGAAGGACAGTAGTCGACGACAGCCAACGAAACAACCTGACAGTCAACGAAAGGTTGGGAAGGCCATCGGCAACCGCTTGCTCGACGCTTAAGTCAAGGCGTGGCCAAGGGGGCGGGATCCCGTCTCGCACGGTCGTTGATCACCGTCTACTCTGTTGCCTATCGGTGCCTATCGGTGCCTGCAAGCGTCGGGCAGGACGCAACGGAGTGACAGAAGGAGAGGCGGCCATGAACCGCGACCCCCAAGCGTGGGCACGGCTCGGCCAGGCCCTCGCCAGCGCACGCCGCGCACTCGGCCTCACCCAAGAAGAACTGGCCACGCAGGCCGGCGTGGGCCTCGGGAGCGTGAAGAACGCCGAAGCCGGCACCGTCCCGAAGGCGCGCATGCCGTACACCATCCCCGCCATTGCCAAGGCCCTCGGCTGGCCTGACGGGGCGGTCGACGCCGTCCTCGACGGGGGTGCCCCGCCGGGAGGCTGGTCCGACGTCTCGGTTCAGAAGCAAGTCAGCGAACAGCAGCTTGAGGTCGAGCTTTCGCATGCCATGGTGCGCGCGGCAGGCACTGCCACCGGTACCGAGATCCAGGCCGCCACCAAGGCCGCGTTGGACGTTTTGCGGCAACACGGTCTGATTTGAAGACGTTTGGCGTACAACCTTCAACAAATAGTGCATACAGATAGCGACCATGTGGTCACACGGCATATGCTCCCGACAGCCGGAGTCCACCGCTCCGGGCTGCCTACGCACGGGGGTGCTCGATGCCCGGATCCAGCCCAGTGATAGCCGCTAACCTCGGCACCAAGGTCGCCGCGTTCACCTGCCGAATCGACGGCCGACCAGTCGCCGTCATCAACACCGAGGCCGCGCACAACCCCGAGCTCTACACCCAGGCCGGGTGCGCGCTCGTGGCCGCCGGCTTCGACGCCGGAACCGCCTTGGGGGCACTGTATGGGGTACGTCGCTGACCGCTGGCACAAGACCAGGCCGAAGCCCGACGAGCTCGAATGCGGCGAGCACAAAGGGCTCGTCGCATCAAAGGCGCACGGCAAGGGCAAGCGCTGGCAGGCCCGCTACGACGACCCCAACGGGGGCGAGCGGACGTCACTCCACCGGACGAAGTCCGAGGCCGAAGCCGAGATCGTCAAGCAGGAAGCGGCCAAGCAGACCGGGTCATGGATTGATCCGAAAGCCGGTCGTGTTTCCGTTCGTGACTTCGCCCTGAAAACGTGGCTGCCCGCGCAGGGGGTCATCAACCGAACCCGCGACGAGTACAAGGCCACGCTCACCCGGTACCTCTTTCCCGAGTGGGGCGACCGGCCCATGCAGTCCATCAAGCCATCCGAGGCGGCAGCGTGGCAGCGACTCCTCAGCTCCAAGTACGAGCTGTCCGGCGCCTCTCCCAACCGCATCGCCGGCATCGTGCGCAGCGTCTTCACCCTCGCCGTGGTCGACCGTGTCATCCCCATCTCGCCGTTCAAGGGCGTCAAGGCCCCGGCGATGGAGTACGCGCTGGTTGACCCTCCGGACGTGGCTGAGGTCGGCAAGCTCATCGCGAGTGCGTACAGCGAACGGTGGGCGGTGATGATCGAGGTTGCCGCATCGACCGGGCTCCGTTCAGGAGAGTTGCGTGGGTTGAGGATCGGGGACATCGACTTCCTCCGGCGCACCATTCGTATCGAGTTCCAGATCGTCGTGGAGAAGGGCAAGTCCCCGTACCTCGACGACGTGAAGACCAACGCCGGCCGTCGTGTCGTCCCGATCACGAAGAGAACTGCCGAGCTGCTCGCCGCGTACGTCAAGAAGTACCCGCCGCGGCAGGTCGACGGCATCACGGGCCTGATCTTCACCACGCCGGAGGGCGGCCCGATCCGGTCGAGCACGATGAGCTATGCCCTGCGGAGCATCTGCCGGCTGGCCAAGGTGCGTGAGCGGCACTGGCATGAGATGCGGCACCACTATGCTTCGGTGCTGATCGCTGGCGGGGAGAACCCGAAGGTGGTGCAGAAGCGTCTGGGTCACAAGGACGTGATGACGACGTTGCGGACGTACGCGCATCTGTTCGCCGATGCGGATGAGAAGACGCGGGATGTCCTGGAGGCGGCGTGGTCTCAGGCGGGATCTCCGGAGTCGGGCGGAAGGATTCCGGAACAGGCTGGCGTGGTGGTGGAGTTGTCGCAGGTCAGCGGCTAGATTGGCGAGATGCTTACCGAAGTGACAGCGCTTTGGGGCAGTTGCTGGTCAGGGGTCCGTATGGGTGCTGACCAGCAACGGAACGTCTTTCATAGCCTTTCTTTGGTTGTCGTGACCCGTCGTGAACGTACGGAAGGATGCCGGAATCTGGGGTGCCACCGGAACGCTTCCGGAACGCTTCGGTACCTCTGACCGGCTGGAACTTCCGCATCGACGGGTACAGGGAAGGCCACGGGCTCGATCCTCAGCGAGAGGATCGAGCCCTTTCGTTGCGCACCAACGCAAAAGCGGCCACTTGGGTACTGACTGACAAGATCACGCACCCAACCTTTGGGGGCGTGCCGACACGAAGAGCCCCACTCCCCGTCTGGGTCCTAGACCAGCGCAGGGAGCTCGGGGAGAACATCGCCCGCTACCGCAAGGAAGCAGGCTTATCGCAAGACCAGCTAGCCGACCGCATCGGAAAGGAACGACGAAGCGTCCAGCGCTACGAACGAGGAGAACGAGACCCCAGTTTCTCCGACCTCGTTCTCATCGCCCACGGCCTGGACGTCGCCCTCGAAACACTCGTGAAGATGCCCCCGGCCGGGAGATAGCCGGCCGGGGGCAGATGCCCTGCTCGTCCATGGCCCGCCGTGGGCACGGGCGAGCAGGAGTTCAGATGCGCCTGAGACGGCGCTGTAGCGGCGAGGTCGCGAGCCGCTCCTCTTTGGCTGCCGTGCAACCCGTGGCCGTTGGGTGCAGGTACACGGTCGGCTTCGCGCCCGACATCGCCTCTGGTGCGATCTCCCGGGCTTCCCCTTCGATGGGGTACCCACAGGACTGGCAGCGCTTCACCGGAAGGCCCCCGTCCTGTGGCAGGGGCAGAAGCACCAGCGAGGGATGACCTCTTCCCCATCGGCCACCACAGGCCCGGGGAAGCACACTCGGTGCCCGTAATCGAGCTTGCAGTAGCCCGAGGTCTTGATGCCTGTACTCGCCTGAGGCGGCGGGGTAGCGTGAGCCATGACGAGACCTCCCGAGGGTGTCGTCCGTACCCCCGGACCGGTCGCACGGTCGCGGGGGTCTGTCATACCCCAGTGTGGTCTACCGGGGTCTACCGCACCATACTGCGGTCGCACGGTGTATCGCAGCTACCTAGCGTCATCCGAATGAGTACCGATCTTGACCGCACCCGCCCTGTATGGCGGCAGATCGCCGCGGTGATTGAAACACGCATCGCCGACGGGACGTACCCCGTCGGCAGTCGCGTCCCATCTGTCGTTGAGCTGTCCGCAGAGTTCGGGGTCGCAGCGTCCACTGCACAAAAGGTCATGGCCCATCTGAAAATGGAAGGCCATGTCCGTACCGAGGTTGGCCTCGGCACGTTCGTGTCCCGGCTACCCGAGGCGCCTACTTCCGCGGGTCAGTGAATCCCGCGGTCGCCGGGCTTCCCTTGTAGCGGGCCGCTATGCCGGCCAGCAGGGTGAGGACGGAGAAGGACGCGGCGAGCGACAGGCTGTCGGCCCACGGCCACTGTCTGACGTCGAAGCCCTGCTGGGGGAGCTGGGCCAGCAGGCCGAACGCGAAAGCGGCGCCGACCCGCTCGGAAAGATCACGAAGGTATGTGGTCATGTCTGGGTCATCCTCAGGAGTAGGAGCGAGCGGCGGCCGAAGGTGACCACCGCGTTACCGGACGAACGCCGGGCGATGCCGCGCAGGCCCACCCGGTCACCGCCGTTCAGGAGCACGCCCGCGGACGCATCCAGGAGGTGTGTCGGGTCGCCGGACGTGGACGTGTCGTGGGTTGACGAGCGGCACTGCTGCGGCGCCGCTGACCCGTTGATCAGGATTTCGCAGCCGAGTTCGTCGACGTTGTTTCCGGGCGGTGTCGACGGGATCTGCACGTTCCCGAAGATGAACCAGAACCCGGGCAGGTTCACGGTCAGCGACGTCGTGGACGCATCCGTGAGCGGCAGGACGGCCGGGTCCGGGAAGAAGTCCGGATAGTTGACGTTGAAGTCCAGGGTCTGCCAGGTGAACGTTCCCAGCGTCGCTGTACCGGGGATCACGTTCGGCACGGTCCCGAGGGCCTGCGCCATGTACCGCGGCCGGCCCTGGGCCTCCAGCGTTGCGAGCGTCGTGTCCACGCCCTCGGCCAGGCCTTGGAGGTAGAACGGCACGTCGGCCGGATCGGCAGGCTGGGCGTATGGGAAGGTGAAGTTCGGGGTGACGCCGGTCATGCCGAGATCCTCGTAACCGTGAGCTGGGCGATCGACACGTTCAGGGATGCGCCGTGGTTGTGGCGGGCCACGAGTGTGATCGTCTCGGGTACGGCAGTGACGCGGTGCAGCGTGGTGATCGACACCGACGTGTCCTTGTCGTTGTCGAGGTCCCGGGACGAGCCACCCGGGTTCAGCGTCACGCCGCCGGATGACGTCAGCACGAGCGCGAGCGCGCCCGTGGCGGAGGTGTCGGGCTGGGCGTTGGCCGATCCGGAGATTAGGTACGTGCCGGTCGTCTGGATGACGACGTTCGTCGCCGAACCGGCCAGGTTGATCATGCCGTTGTTGTCGTAGTTCTCGGTCGTATACGAGAGCGCGACATCCGTGTTGTTCGCGATCGCTTGTGTACCCGCCGGCCGGGAGGCCCGCGCCGACGGCTCATCCAGCGCGAGAACGATCGGGTCCCGCAGGTTCGTGTCCAGGTCCGTATCGATCGCCGTGGCGAGCGCCTGATCCTGGGCAGGGAAGTCAGCCGCATCCGGATACTTTGGGAAGGGATAGCCCCTCGAGGTGTTCGCGGTCATCACAGGCTCCTTACGATCACGCTGTCCCACTTCACTGCCTGCGAGTCCTGCACCGTTGACCGCAGGGCGATCCGCATGAACCCGGTCACCGGTGCCGTGACGGTGCCGCCGAGGGTCGTGAACGGTGGCGCCTGGACGATGTCGTTCGCCGCCGCGATGACCGTGTCCACGGCGCTCGTCGTCGGATACAGGTTCGTGTCATTCGCGAACCACAGGCCGGCGATGGCCGCGTCTGCGGTCTGCGTGTCCGACGGCTGGTAGTCGCCCCCGGCATACGCCGTTACCGCGAACTGCTGACCGCTGGTGACCTGGATGGGCTGGGAGTACAGGTACGACTGCGTACCGGGAGCGGAGCCCGTTGCGCTCGCTACCTGCGACCCGGCCGGCGCCGACGGGTCGTCCTGGACGGTGATGACAGTCGTGCCGGACAGGTCCGCCTGGACCCACAGGTCCGGGAACGAGCCCGGAGCGGAGAGCTCGAACGACGGGTTGGCGGCGGCCAGGAGGTTTGGCCCGACGCCGGCGAGCGCCCCGAGGACCAGCCATGACCCGCCTTGCTGGAGGCAGGCGACGAGGTCTCCGGCAGCGAACGTCACGCCCTTGAGGTACGACGCGGAGAACGTCGTGCCGCCGACGCTGACGATCGCCTGTGCGGTCGTGAACGAGACGACCACACCGGTCCGCATCTGCGCGTACGGGCCGCCCTGCGCGGCGATGATGCCCGGGATGATGTTCGTCATGTGGCGATCATCCTCACGGCCCACATGTGCGGCCTGAAGTCCCACGACGGGGCGCCGCCAGCCAGGTGCTTGATGTCCATCCGCAGCACGTCCTGTTCCGACAGGAACAGCGGGACGGCATTCAGCGCCGCCAAGCGGCTGTTTCCGGCGCCGTAGTTGCCAGCCGGGGCCGACCACGACGACGCAGGCGTGCCGTTGACCGTGAGCCGCACCATAGGCTTCACGGCCGCCGTTGCCGAGGTGACGTACGCGTGGCAGCCAGCCAGATACCAGCCGGTCTTTTGCACCAGGATGCCGCCCTGGGTGCTGAGCGGAGTACCCGATCCCCAGTTCACGGTGAAGACCGCGGTGTCGAAGAACGGCGTCTCCAAGTTGTTCGTGCTCACCACCGGGAGGACGGCGATCGTGACGCGGGTGTTCGGCGGTCGGACGAGCGCGTCGTCTGCCGCGGCCACGACGCGGGTGACTTCGGAGTCAATGGCCAGCGCCAGGTTCTGGATCTGGACGGCCTGTGAGGCGTCCTCGACCAGCGGCGGATCACACTCGGGATACGGGAATCCGTACGTGTCGGTCGTCTTCACTGGTCCACCCCAGCTCTTCCGGTCACCTGCATGGCCTGCTTGTTGTCGAGCGGGTAGACGATCTGGTCGATGATCTGCACCCCACTCTGTCCGCGGTATCCGAACTCGACGGTGTCGCCGGGCTCCAGGCTCATGTCGGGAATCATGGTCACTCCCCATTGCGCCCGCAGCGCCGAGGACGCTGACAGCTGTGTCTGTGCAAGCGTCTGCGCCTGCGTTGTCGACAGGGGGGTCTGCACCTTGATGACCTGCGCCACCTTGCCGTACTTCCCGCCGAAGAACAGCGGGTTGGACGGGTCGGTCACGCGTGCGGGCACGCGTACGGGGTCGGTGCCGTCGGTGCGTTCGGAGACCACGACGATGCTGTTGAACGCCCCGTCGCGGGTGCGGGAGACGGTTGCCGAGGTGACCATGCCCCGCGGGCCATCGGTATACGTGGCGGCGATGGGCCCCGGGTTGTACGCGAAGCTGCGGACGACGAACGAACCGTCGCCAAGGCTGTACCAGCGGCCACCACGTGACTGGGCCAAGTCGTCGAGCGCCTGGCCACGATCGGTGTCCCAGGTGAGTGCCGGCGTCGGGGCATCGGAAACGTCATCCGTACCGAACACAGCCTGCGGTACAGCCTCCAGGATCAGGTTGCGAATCTCAGTCAGCGTCTGCCCGGTCGTCGTCGTGCGTGGCTGCTCAAAGGGGTAGGCGATGACGTCGGCGGCGAGATCGAAGCAACCAAACTGGACCGACCCGTCAGGCTGGAGCTGGACTGTGTCCACGCGTCCGGTGAAGATCGGAAACGTCTCCTCCGTACCGTCGCCGTATGCGATGCCCGCGCTGATATGGACCACAGCCTCCTCCGGGGAGAGCACGTCGCTGGACGCGGTCGGGTACCACTCGTTCCCCAGCTGGAACGCCGCTGAACGAGTCACACGCTGGGACATTGAGGCCCGGACCTCACCGCCGAACGGGCGCACGTCGGATGCGCGGACGTTGCCGTCGATGTCCGTGACGTCGATGCGGAAGACCCGCCTATGCGGGGTCGGGAGCACGTCCCGGTACAGCGGTGTGGAAGGGAGCATCAGCTGACCGCCACCCACCACGCTCGGGCCGCCAGGGTGCGGGACGCCATCGTCACGGATGCAGGCAGCGTCGTCACCGTGCCGGCCGTGGCGTACCGGCCCGTGGCCGCCGTCAGACCGATGTTCAGGAGATCCGAACCGATCCCCAGAGAGGACCCGCGGGGCATCTGCGGCGGTGTGGTCCCGTTGCTGACGAACGCCACGTAGTAGTTGCCCGCCGCAACCGGCTGCGGTGCGGTCAGCGCCATCGTTTTCATGCCCGTGGACGCCCATGCGGTCGTCTGGTCGGCGGTCTGCGACAGCAGCGTGCCCGACGAGTTGTAGAGGCCGGCCAAGTTCTGGGAGGCGGTCAGGCCCGATCCGGCTGTAGAGATCGCGGCCACGATGTTCGTGATCGTCGTAGCGGTGCGGATGGGAAGCTTGACCATCTCCAGCAGGCCCGTGGTCAGTACCTGTGCGACCAAGTTGGTCGCCGGGTCGAACGTCCAGGCCTTCAGGGCGTGGTCGGCAGGGCGGGTCGCGTTGGCCGATTCGAGGGTGATGGTGCGGCCGTCCAGGTCCTGGATCTGGGCATTGAGGGCAGCACCCCAAGGGGTAGTGCCGATAGGAATAGGGGTCAGCGGCATGTCATCCTCCGTCGCCGTAAGGGCCGTCCCCGTAGGGACCGAATCCGTAGCCATCTCCGGTGGTTCCGGGACACACCGTCTCTCCGGTAGCGATCGCGCCCCACGTGTGCCCGGTAGCGGTGAGGTCGGCGAAGGTGGGATACGCGGCCTTCACCGCGCACCAGTTCGCGCACGCCGTGCCTTGCTGCCTGCCGAGAGGGGTGTCGACCACGACGTACGGGAAGTTCCAGGCCCGGACCGGGAACCGCTGGTCGATCCGATCCGTCAGGAACACCTCGGCTAGATCGCCAGGCTGGAACGCGAATTCCGTGCGCCCGTACACCGCAGGCGCCCGCAGGTACAACGGGCCACCCGCCGTGAACAGGTCGTACACAGCATCGATGGCGTCCAGGCTCTTGGTCAGGAACGTACCCGTGCCGCTGTGGTCCTTCCGCCGCGCGTACACGTCCGCCGGCCGCTCAGCGTCGAGCACGGGGAACAGCCCAGCATCCGAGGCGCGCAGTCGGTCTCCGAACCGGCCCCAGAGCAGCTCCGGGCCCGTCGGGTCGCAGGCGGCGGCCATCAGCCCCGTCGGGCTGCCGCAGAATGCGAACTCCAGGTCAGCCCACGGGCGCAGTGGGTCGGAGATGACGACGGTGCCAGGGTCGGCCAGGACGTACGGACCGAGGACCGTGGAGTTCGCCTCCACGCCGGTCGTGGCGTTGACCTGGCGCACCCGATACCAGACGTTGACGCCGAACGGCGCGGTGTTGTCGTAGAAGTAGCCTTCCGGAGGCGACGGGTCGGTGGGCCCGTTGATCAGGTCCATCGTCCCGATCCGCGTCCACGGGCCCGTGGATGACAGCCCGCGGTACACGTTCGCGGTGTAGTCGGCGGTAGCTCCGGACGTGATGACCGCATGCACGATGTTGTACGTGGTTGCCATCAGATGCGGATTCCCATCGCGTAGGTCCGGGCCGTCTGGTTCTGGGCCGTCCGGAGGCGATCGTCGATGATCTGCTGGAACAGCTTGCCGTCGAGGAACACGTTCACCACGCTCGTTCCCTGGCCGGTCGCGCCTGGGATGTTCACGGTTCCGAGACCAGCCGATGTCGGCACGCGGATGCCACCGTTGACGGCCTCCGTGAGCTCCTTGACGGTCTTCTTCAGCGGCATGATGCGGGAGGCCATGCCGTTGATCAGGCCGTCCACGATGTCCTGCCCAATCGCGTGGGTGACGCGCGAGGGGGAGTGCGTGTCGAGCGCATGCCTGATCGTCGACTCGATCGTGTCGGCGATGTTCTGGGCCGCGCTGATCAGGCTTCCTGCCTTCGACAGCAGACCACCCGTGAGGCCGTTGATGATGTCGACGCCGATCGAGAACATGCGGCCTGGGAGGTCGGCGAGCGCCTGACCGATCTGGTCCCGCAGGTCCCGGAACTTCTGCACCACCTCGTCCACCTTGCGCTGGACGGCCAGGACGAACTGAAGCTCCAGGTTCTGTACGAACTGCTGGACCGACGACAGGGCATTGACCAAGGCCTGATTGATCTTGTTCCGCAGTTCGAGGAAAGCCTTCCCCACCGCCTCGTTGAAGCTCTCCGAGAGGCTCTGAGACTTGAGAACCGCATCCCGGTAATCGCCATTAAGGAGATCGACAGCGATCTCAAGAGCCGGCGCCACGATCTCGTTGAGGACGAACGCCAGCCCCTTGAGGGCGACCTCAGCAAGGTTGACCAGGAGGTCAATGAGTGGCTGAAGCGGCGGGATGAACTTCTCAACGAGCGCGATCGAGAAGTCGATGAATGCCTGAAGCAGAGGCGCCCCCTTCTCGATGACCCTCCCGATTGCTTCCCCGACTTGGACGAACGAAGGCTGAAGCTGGAGAAGGATCTCGTTCAGCTTGGGGAACACCGTCTGGTACAGCGTCACGAAGGGCGTAAGGAACGCCTCAACAATTGGTCCGATGGACTGGAGGATCGGCGCCAGGAACTGGCCGATCGTGTCGGCCACCGTTTTGACGAACGGCGCGACTGCCTCGAAGACCTTGCCGAAGGCGTCGAAGAGGGGGATCAGGATCGGCAGGATCGACGAGATCAGCGTCCCGAGAAGCGTGATCAGCGGCGTGAAGACCGGGATCAGCTTGCCGACGGCAGTGGCCAGCGATTCGAGGACCGGACCGAGAGCCGTGATGATCTCGCCGAGCGCGCCGCCGAGCGCCTGGACCAGCAGCTGAACCGGCTTGGCCAGTGCCTCCAGGATCGGCCCGAGGGCCTGAAGTGCCTGAGACAGCAGCGGAAGCACAGTGGCAGTAACGACCCTGGCCGTGTCCGACAACGCCTTCAGACCCTGCTGGAACCCCTTGGTTGCGGTGACATCCTCGAACGCCTGGGAGATCTGCTCCAGGATGTCGAACAGTCCGCGCCCGTTCTGCGAGATCCCGTTGATGATGTTGCGGAACCCCGACCCGAAGTTACCGAGCGCCCGGCCAAGCTGCGCAATCGTCGCCACAGCCTGATCGATCGACTTCTCCAGGGCCCCCGACTCGAACGCCCGCTGAAGCTTGGTCTGGACGTCCAGCGACACCTTGTCGACCGCCAGGGCAATCCGGTTCAGCGCCGGCGATGAGGCAGCGGCAAGGAAGCTGAAGGATCGCACCGCGCGGGCCGGTGCCTTCTCCAGGGTCTCTAGGGCCGTGTTCGCGCCCGTGAGGGCTTGCCCCAGAACTCCCTGCTTGCCCATCTGGGCCGCGGCCACGACAGCGTTGCGCGCCATGGCATTCAGCGAGTCTGCCGTCCGGTTCAATGCCGGGATGACGATGGGTCCGAGCGTGTCGCCCAACGTCTTCAGATCGGCGTCGAGACCTGCGAACACCCGGTTCTGGACACTCTGCTGCACGGCGGTCAGCTGCTCGCGCATGGCCTGGAGCTGTTTGACGAACTTCTGCGCGTTCGGCGCGAGCGCCTCGATCTCCTTGGCCAGCGTCTCCGGCTTCACGCTCGGATCGAACGCGTCCTGGATCGCGTCGGAGACACCGACCATGGCCAGCTTGAGCGTGTTCGTCGCCAGCTGGATCGTCAGGATTCCGGACGTGGCGACGGCCGCGGCGGGGCCGACCTGTTTCACAGCGGCGGCCACCGCGGCAAGCGCGTTGACGGCCTGGCCGCCAGCCACCGTGAGACCCGCCAGAGACGCACCAAACAGGCCGAGCGACCGGCCGCCCCGCAGGTTCAGGTTCCTCGTCGAGCCCTCCAGGGCGTCGATCTGCTCCCGGAAGTGCCGGACACGCTCCTCGTCCAGCTCCACCTGAAGCTGAATCTCCTGGGATCGTTCGACGTCCTGCACGATGAACTGCACGTCGCGCGTGATGTCCCGCAGAGAGTCCGCGAAATCCAGGGCAGCAGTGAGTTCGAGCGGATCAACACCGTTGTTCACGTCTCGGACGACGAGGTCCACGTCCTCGCGCAGGTTGGTGAGCGATTGCCGCAGGTCCAGTGCCGCGTCGACGTCGATCGTCGGATCGGTGCGGTCGACAGCGGCGATCGCCTGGTCGAGCTGGGCCGTCATCGTGTCGACTGCCTGCGCGACGCCCAGCGACGCCTGCACGTCGATCTCATCGGCGCCTGCTTCCAGGGCGTCGATGATGTGCGTCAGCTGCCGCTCCAGATCCGGCAGCGCGCCAGCGGCGGTGACGACGAGGTCGACCTCTGCCTGATTAGCCATCCCTACCCTCCCATCCATCCGGCCAGGGCCTGGTTTACGGCCTCGGGGTCGTCGCCTCCGCTGTCCCCCCACGCGTCCTCGTAGCCCTTGGGCGGGAGGCCGAGTTGGAAGTCGAACCGCATGCGGTCCTGTTCGCTGGCGTTCTGCGTGCACAGGGCATAGGTGGCGGCGCACCATTCGTATGCGGAGCGCTGCCACGGGTCGACGCCGGCCAGGGTCAGACGGCCGAGTAGCTCGGGCTGGGTTGACATGCGGAGCAGCTGTTGGCCTTCCCACCAGCGGCGTCCGGTCACGGTCTCCAGCACGGTGTGTGCGGCTGAGACAACGTTGTCAGGTGTCACGATGCCGTCAATGATCATCCGGCCGACCGTGTCCCGGTCGGCATCCGACAGGAAGCGGATGACATCCATCTCCACACGCACGCTGGTCCATTCCGCTGCCGGACGCCACGCCAAATCGAAGGCCTGGCCCCCGATCACTACCGGAACCGGCCCTCGCGCGAGAGGAGACAAATCACTCGGCATCGGTAGCGGCGACCTGCTTTTCGTTGACCAGCTTCACGAACTCCTTCAGCGTTTCCATCAGGTGCTCGATGGTCACGTCGCCGTCGAGGAACCGCTGCATGATCTGCGCCCACACCGTGGGGCCGGCCGCCGAGGCCAGCCACTTCGTGATGGCCTCCATGGTGAGGAGGCCGCCGGCGCTCATGTGCTTGATGAGGACCATCCGCTTGAAGAGCTCGGCATCGGGCTCGCCGAACTCGTACTCCTCGTCGGCGATCGTCAGCTTGTAAGTGGCGGTGTCGATCGTCTTGTCGTCGTCCATAGCAATAGCCTATCGCTGGGTGATGCTGTAGCCGCGTGCGCGCGCGACATCGGCGAGGGCGCGGTCGAGGAACGGGCGTGCCCGGGTTCCCGGGTGGTGCACGATCCGGGCGAACACGGTCTTCCCGCCGGCCTTGAAGCGCAGGGCCTTCGCCTGCTTCGGCCGGATGATGTGCGGGCGGGTGCCGTCGTTCACCATCGTGGCGTAGTCGACGTCCGAGCCGACCGTCCAGCGCTGCCGAAGCCCGAACGTGGAACGGCGTTCCACCCGGATCGACGCCCGGAGGCGGCCCGTGTCCACGGGGGCCAGCACCTTCGCCCGCGCCACGACTTGCCGGGCAGCGATCTCGCCCTCACTCCGACTCGTCGCCCGAAACGTCCGGTTCAGCGCCGCCCGATCCAGCCGGATCCTCGCCACCCTCGATCACCTCCATCAGCCCCAGCGTCACCCAGCCCAGCACCGGGCCTTCCAGGGGCCCTTCGTGCTCCTCGCCCTGGCGGAACCCATCGAAGCTTGTACGCACCCGCACGCGGGCCATCTTGGTCGTCTTCTTCGCGGCCATCAGCAGCACGCCTCCATCACGATGCTCACAGTGGTTTTGCCGCCGATGCAGTTCGCGTCGGGGCCAACAGGTTCGTACAGGCCGACCGCCACAGGGCCGATCCGCAGGCTGTCGGGATCGTCGAAGGCGCAGCAGATCGCGGCCTCCATGGCCTTCCAGTCGGCATCCAGTTTCATCGCGGACTCGTCCCACTGGGCGGCGGTGATGATCTCGTCAGCGGCTGGGGTGGGAACGCACCGGTAGACGCCGAGCTCCAGCGTGAGGAGCCGTTCGGACATGAAGCATCCGGAGGCGGCCATGCGGTCCGTGGTGTCGCGGATCCCGGAGATGCTGGCGATCCGCACGTAGCCGAGGCCCGTGCAGCACTCGTCCGTCATCGTCGACGCAAGCGGGATGACCTGCTCGCCGGCCCGCAGCATCACCCGGTCCGACGGCACCGGGTACGGATGCGGGGCCTGCAACTGGGTGTTCAGGCAGCCGAGGAGGATCTGCGCGAGCTCCATCGCCTTCGTCACGAGAACCGCCCCCGGTACGTGTCCACCGAGGCCACACGCGACCGCTGGGCGCGGCGAGCCGGGTTAATCGACCTGATCCACAGATCCACGTTCGGCAGGCCTGTCAGGCCTTCCTCGGCGACTGTGGTGGGGTCGACAACCTCGATGTCCACGCCGTTGCGAGACAGGGAAGCCATCTGCTGCGGCAGCGCGCAGTCGGCGCCCACACAGGCCTTCGCGATCTCGCAGGCGAACTCGCCAGCGGCGATCTGCCCGGCCACGGGAAGCGGCCGGCCCGGCTGGTAGGTGATGACGAACGAACCGATCTCACCGGCGTTGACGTTCATGTCCTGGCACTGCGGCCAGCACTCGCCGTCCACGCGCACCAGTCGCGGGATCCCACGCCACGAGTCCAGCCGGTAGGCCGCCGGGTTGAGCTCGATCCCGTCAATAGCGACCGAAGTGACCGAAGCGACGGATGTCGGGAACGGGGTCTCGCAGCTTGCTGCGCAGGTGCAGCCGCCGGTGCAGCCGCAGTTCCGCCACACGCCGGCGTCGACGTACGGGATCATCCACGGGCCACCACCAGCGGCCACGCCGGGCGTTCCGACCGGCCACGTCATGTACCCGGAGCCGCCCGTGCACTTCGGGCCGCACGGCCGGTAGTTCACGGCGCACTGCGCGAACTGCCTTCCGGTGAGGCCGTCGAGGATCGCGACAGCAAGCGTCGTGGCCCGCTGCTGCACCTCCGGGTCGTACGTCGCCCAGTCCGGGCAGCACGTGGTGTCGATGGGCCACTGGCACGGGCCGGGCGGATCGGCCGTGGCGCCGACGCCGAAGTCGATAACGGGCATGATCGTCGTCCCTAGGTGAGCTGCACAGAGATAGCGGGGGCAGTGTCCAAGCCAGCGGGGGTTCCGAACGTGGCAGGCAGGCTGCCGCTGATCCCGGTCTGGATGTAGCTGTTCAGGGCCCCGGTGATCGTCGGTGTCGTCTCGGAGACGATCGGGTCCCACGTGACCCTGGTGGTAAGGCCCAAGTTCACGACGCCGCCCTGCCGGCCGATGACCAGGTAGTAGAGGACCGGCCGGACGGCTGTGGACAGTCCGGTGATCGAGCGGATTCCCGTCACGCCGGCGCCGACGGTGCCGTAGTCGGCGACGAGCGTCGTCGGGAGGATGCCGTCGGAGGCGTACAGGCCGAAGCGGAGGTTTCCGCCGACGAGTGCCAGGGTCACGTTGGCTGCGACTGCGGTGATGGTGCAGGTGCGTCCAGGCCAGAACGGCAGCGCGAACATCTGGTTGACCGGGACGTTCGCTGTTCCGGTGGCGCCGTACGCAGGCAGCCCGTGCCATGCCGTGGAGCGGATGACGGGCAGGTTGCCCTCCGGGCCGACGGTGAGCGGCTGCCCCGACTGGCCGTCGGAGGCCTGCACGCGGTCTCCGACGGAGTCGTACCAGACTTCCCCCTCCGCCGGGGCGCTGGGCGCTGTCGTACGGCCCAACAGGCGGAGGAGGTGGGCCATGCGGTTGCTGGTCACGGGACCGGGATCACCAGGACGCGGTACGAGTTCAGCGCGGGCGCCAGGCCGAAGCCAACCTGCACAGTGTTGGTGTCGACGCGGCGCACATCGACCATGACGTTGTGGTTGGTGGCCTTCTCGAAGACCTGCACCATGACGTCGAGGGTCGCGAAGTTGTGGACGACGTTGTAGGTGAGGGCGGCTCCGTCGCCAACGTCCTGCGCGAAGCCCTGCGCGGCCACGGCAGCGACGGCTGCGGTGAGCTGGTTGACGTTGACCCCGTCAGTTCCGGCAACGCCGGGGGCCATCTCGGTGTTCTTGAAGCCGTTCAGATCGATGTCGTTGAAGAACTGCACTCCGGGCACGGCTACCTCCGCAGGTAGGCGACGCCCGCCACGGGGGCGCCGAAAGTGATGGTGAGGTTGTCGTCGTCCTGATACGCCACGTCGCCGAAAATGATCTCGTCTGCCGTGCCCAGGGTGATTACGGCAGGCTTCGAGTTCAGGCCGTGCGCGATCACCCACGTCGTGGCTGGGGCTGTCTGCTCCCATCGGAACGTGCTGGGCCAGACGTGCGTGAGGTTCGGGTCGAGGTCGACGATCACGTAGAACGCCTGACCGTTGACGTACACCCAATAGTCGCCGTTCTCCACGAAGAACGTCAGGAACCCGGACGCGTCCGTCGGGAGCGGGTTCGGCAGGGGAATCGTGCCTGCCTGGTCCTGGAACAGTGCCGCGTGGATGTTGGAGAATCGGGGGAAGACGTGCGCCATCTGCCCGACGGCGAGCGACTCGTCGGCGAACCAGTACCGCTCAGAGTACGGAGCGAGAGACATGAGCGTCCCTTACCTCGGTAGGGGGTCCTGGTCGGGAGCCGTCGACCAGGACCCCAGCCCAGTTACGGAACCGGCAGTACCGTCGCGCCACACACGGCCGTCGGCAGCGGCGCCGACGTCGTGACAGACCGCAGCACCTCCGTGTCACCGATCGGCGTCGTCAGCGCCGTCAGCGTTGCCGGCGTCACAGCATCCCGCAGCACGTCGTCGTACGGGCCGACACCCCAGTTGCCGCCCACCACCGCACGCGCCGTCCACGTGGCCGTGATGCCGTCGTTCTGCGCCGGCAGCCACTCGCCCCACTGGGCGTCCTTCACCCATGGCAGCAGCCAGTACTGGTACTTCGTGTTCCCGGCCGGGTCGCAGGACTGGCCGGCGATCCCGGACCAGATCTCCAGGCCGAAATTCGCGCTGCCCGTGAGGTCGGTGTCGATGGACCAGCCGACCATGTTCGGGGTGGGCGTGGCGTTGTCGAGGACGAGCGGGTCGCCGGTGATCAGGGAGATCATCGTCGGGTCCCACGTGCACACGTTCAGCGAGATGTCGATCCAGCGGAGCGACACGGCCGACCGGTCGGAGATGCACTCGTCGCCGTTGGCGTTGAGGATCGAGATCTCCTGGGCGTCGGCGTAGTTCGGGGTGAACGTTCCCGTGACCAGGGCCTCAGCGGTCAGCGTCGAGTTCGGGCCGTTGACGACCGTGCCGCACTCGTTCAGCTTCGTGATGCGCATCCTCTTGCCGCGCGACAGCTTGACGCATTCGACAGACATTACTGCTCCTCCTTCTTCGCGCGGCGCCGCGGCCGAGGGGTCGGCTCGGGCACGTTGTTGTACCGGTCGGCGACGTACGGGGCGACGAGGAACTCGGTCCCGCCACGCTGGGTCTGTACGTCAGCCGGATCGTCAGCGACCGCCAGGAGGGCAATCGCGGTCTTCTGGGTCCTGCCGGGCTCCGGGATCACGGTCACCCAATCAGCACGGCTCATGCCGGGAGGCTCACTGTCGAGACGCCCGGAGCAGCCAGCGGGATCTGCACGGCGACCACGTCACCGCACACCCACGTGTGCAGGTACACGGTCTCGGCGAGCGCCTTCCACTGGTTCGCCTGCCGGTCCAGCGTCTGGATGGGATCCGGCTGCCGGACTTCCGTGGCCAGGATGTAGGTCTGCGGCGTGATGAACGCCCACGTGAACCCAGTCGCGGGAGCTACTCCGGCGGGCCCGGTTACTCCGTATCCGGCGCCGAACGACAGGGCCGTGCCGAGCGGCGTCCGGTAGGTGCCGGCTCCGCCAGCGCGGGTCATCATCTGCGCGTAGGCGAGCGCGGCGTAGGCGGCAGTGTTGACGTGCAGGACGCCCGCATAGCCGTGGAGGTCCCAGAACGCCTGCTCCGCAGCCGCTACGGCCGCCCCGGCCCCGGGAGCGCCGGGAACGATGGTGGTGGCGCCTGCGGTCGTGAGGGCCGGTACGCCAGTGATGCCACTGCCGGTCCACATGGTGCTCTCGACGGCATGCTGGGCACCGGCGTTGTACCGCTTCTGTACACGGCGCCGCGCGTCGTCGGCGGACGTGCCGACCGTGCCGCACTGGTACGAGGCGTACAGCCAGTACGGGTTGGCCTCAACGAACTCGACCCCCGTGTCATCGAACACCTTCTCGGCGTGCGGTGGGGCACAGGTGGGGTCGTACGTGAGGACGCCGACGCCGCAGTCCTCCGGATAGAACTGGACCCCGGAAGCCACATACCTGGGGTCGAGCTGCCCGCGTACAGCTGCATCGAACACGCCGTACCGGCGGCTGCCCGGTGCCGGGGTGGGGATCTCCGCTCCGCTCGGGATGATCACTGCCATGTCGTCACCTCCCTTCAATCAAAGGGCCGCCCGCCCGGACGACGGTTGAGCGGGCGGCCCGGATCACGGGGTAGGTCACGCAGCCGGGACGGCGCACGACGTGTACTCCTGGCGCGCGGTCACACCGGACGGGCAGGCCTGGGCGGTGTACATCTTGACCTCGCCGCACGGGTAGATGGGCGCGTAGCCCTCCTCCGTGAAGAGGGCCGTGAAGAGGTTCTGCTTCAGGTTCGTGGAGTCGTACACGTTGGTGAGCGTGACGACGTCCTCGCGGAGCAGCACGATCGCGCCGGCCGGGTAGATCAGGAAGTTCACCGTGGACGGAAGGGCCTGGATCGGCGTGATCGGGGCGGTGATGTCACCGGGGCCCGTCGCAAGGCCGGACTGCGCGTCCTGCCAGTCACGGACGAACTGCGGGCGGATGTTCCGGACCGAGAACCAACGGGCGATCTCCGCCGTGGTCGCGGCCGCGAACGGGTCCGTGTGGTAGCCGTTCCGGCGCGAGATATCCGCACGCCACTGCGCGACGATCCACTGCGGCAGCACGATCTCCAGGACCCGGTTGAAGCCCATCCGCTCGCGGTACCGCATGTCGATCGCGGCGATGTCGACGGCCGCGAGGATCGACGCGACGGCCGACGTGTCCGGCGAGAAACCGGAAGCCGCGGCGCCCTGGCCGGGGATCACGACGGCCGCACCGGCCTGGGTGACGATCTGGGAGATGATGTCGCGGTTGATCTCCACCTCGTGCTTGAGGAGGAGGCCGTCGACGAGGTTGGACACGTTCTCCGGATAGCCGACGTCCTGGAGGAAGCTTCCGGTGATGCAGGTGGCGGCCACGTCCATGCGCCGCTCGGTGAACGTCGGGCACGGCAGCTCGGTGCAGTTCTTCGGGGTGTCCGCGATGACCTGCGCCTCGGTCAGCTTCGTGAAGCTGGTGAGGCCGGCGTCCATGATCTGGCGCCACAGGTAGTCCTTCGAGTACTGCACACCACCGCGAGGGGCGCCCATGGTGGGCAGGTCGATGAACCCGTCCCGCTCCCACAGGGAGCACAGGTCGTAGCGGATCTCCGACGGGGCGCACCAGCCAGCCGCAGCGGTGAGGCTGTTGGACTGGGTGACGCTGTTCTCCCAGGCCTTCATGAGGCTGCCGCCGTCGAGGCGCCGGGGGTCGCGGACTTCCTTGATGAGGCGGGCGTCGGTGTTGCGGTCGCCGGTGATGCGGTGCTCGCGCTCGCGGACGAACTGGCCGAGGGCGCGGTCGGCCTTAACGCCGGGGCTACCGGGGCGGGCGGTTCCGAACTGGCGGAACAGCTTCTGGCTGGCCTCGGTGAGGGCGTGGGAGTCGGTGTCCTCGCCGACGTTCTTGCCCATGACGCCAGCGGCGTCGGAGCTGAAGCGGAGGTACACCTTGTCGCGCCGGGGCTCGGCGGTCGGGGGCGTCTGGGGCATCACGGTCTGGGCGGCCATCTGGGAGACGGACGGGACCTGTGCGGGCGGCGTCTCCACGACGGGCTCCTCGGCCGGGGTCTCGACGGCTGGGGCCGGGATGACCTGTGCCGGGATGGTGAGCTCGGGCGCGTTGGAGAACGCGTCGCGGGCGGCCTGCGTGGCTTCGGCGCGGGTCTTCCGCTCGGCGATCGCGGCGGACAGCTCCTGGAGCTGCGTGGCGAGGCCGGAGAGCTCGTTCGGGTCGGCGTCCGTCTGGGCGGACAGCTCGGCTCCGGCAGTGCGGACGCGCCCGTACTCGGCGAGCAGCTGCTCGTCGGTGGCGTTGGTGATGTCGAAGGAGGCCGGCTCGTTGGGCTCGGGGGTCTCCGGGGTCTGCTCTGCCATGGCGGGTCTCCTTCCGGTCGGCAGAACGACAACAACTCGTCTGCGTCGACCGGCCCACCGCCAGCGTCGAAGCTGTGGTCAGGGTACCGCGAACCGGGCGCCTTGTAATAGGCGCCCGGCTGCTCGGTGTGTTACGCCTTGCGGGCGACAGCCTGGTAGGTGCCGCCCTTCGGGGACTTGGCGAGAAGCTGCCGGACCTTCACCAGGCCGCCGTCCTCATGGGTGACGAAGTCCTCGCCGCCACCCCGATAGGTGACCTTGTAGTCGGTCAGGGTCTTCGCACCACCGCAGTTGCATCCCATGTCAGTCCTCCGTCGTCGCTGCGGCCCACGCCCACCGGGCACGAGCCAGATCACCATCCGGAACCGTCAGTACGAACGACTCCGACGTCTTCGCCTCCTCCAGGCTCCCGGCTACGGGCGTGATGCCGAACGAGCCGATCAGGGCCCGCTGAGCGCCCGCCGCGAAGTGCACCCGCGCACGCGGCACCGGGAACCCGGGCGTGTTCACGCTGCACACGCCGATCAGCTCCAGCGCGCCGCCCACACGTCGCCAGTCGCCGGAGACGGGCGACGACCGGAACACGTCCAGGGCCTCCGGTGTGGCGCCGGGGAGCAGCCAGCCGGCGACCCAGATGCCGTGCTCGTCCTCGCCTGCGACGACGCGGGCGACGGCTGCGCTGGGGTCGTCGTAGTGCTCCTGCGCGGCGCGGAAGGCGAGTTGGGCGTCGGCGTGCCGGGGTCCGGCTACGAGCGTCCCTACGGGCAGTACGGAGCCGTCCTGGGTGCGCTGCTCGGCCACGTGGAAGTACGTGTAGCCCGTGGGCGACGACGGCGGGGTGACGCAGCCGGGCATCCCGACGTGGCAGGTCGACCAGCCTGCGATGTGCCCGAAGACGCGGCCCGTGTCGGTGATGGTGAGCGGGGTGAGCTGGTCGACGTCCGGCCGCTGGAACCAGTCGGCCGGGGGCAGCTGTTCGGGCGCGGCCGATGCCCACATGGCGTCCATGAGGGCAGGTTCCGGCGCGCCTACAGGTTCGGCGGGGAGCGGGTCGAGGGTGATGGACACGTCCGCGAATGCCGGGATGCTGACCAGCGTCGCGCCCGCGATCCGCCACTGCGTGATGATCAGCCGCTCGGCATCGTCCATCACGTACTCGATGTCGTCGAGGTCCACCGACGG